TTCCCATACTTTCATTGCAGTCGCTCCCATGCGAGTCCAGCGTTAATCTCAGATATCGTCCATTGGTTTGCCGCCAATACTGCTGCCATCTGCTCTCGATTCTTTGGTCGAACCGGAGACTCAATTAATGATAAATCTGTTGTCCCAAACTTGGCTGACGTTGAATTAGGGTCTGTAGCAAAGCAAGGAACGCCGTGTACAGTCGCTTGAACCCCTGCCATAGATGAATGCACTACCACCGCCCAAACGCCGCTTAGAGAGCGTTTAAATGCGTCCTCTGCCGTTTTTGTGCTTGATTTATATTGGAATCTGATCTTTCTGTCAGAAAATTGACGTATTTTTCCGACAGTTTCCTCGATCCACGCCTTTTGAGTTGTGCCTTGCAGACGAAAGTAAACATCGCTCTGGGGGCAAACAAGTATGTCTGAACCGTTTTTCCACTTCTGGAACGTCAAATTTAGCGCTTTTAATCGCTCGAAATTTGGCTCTCCAGAAGCATCGTGCATATAAGCATTCTTGGTAATCCGGTAATAGATATTGCGTCCGAAATACGCCTTGTCCCCATAATACCAATTGCGCCCCTGTCGTTGCGCTTCAGCCAATAGCGGCATCAGTTCAGGATGCCCAAACATCGCCACATCGCCGGGTAGCAAGACAGGATTTGTAGCTACAATGCCGCCACAACCATTGGCAAACGCTCGCCCGAACACGGGAGATGTCAAGGCTGTGGACACGGTGTAGGTAACGGGAATGTTACCATTGCACATTCTATTCGCCATAAGTCAGCGCCGGGAGCATTTTGATAATGCTTGAACCCGGGTATACCCGCAGTCCAATGCAGTATCTTTGCGCCCCCGACAGGTTGATCTTCATCTACCAATCTATTCCATTCATTAGGGATAACCCCAATCTCGCAATCGTTCAGGAACTTTAGCTGTAGTAGCTCGCCAATTGACCAAGTATTGATTGATTCAGGCGTGAGGGTTTTCCAAGCTGGATGTTCGCAGTCAATTAGCATGAGACTTGCCCAATTCTTACGCTCATAGTCGACATTCGGGCTTTCCATCGGTGTACCGACATACTTGACCTTGTTTTTGGTCTTGTAATCGTGCTTAACCACGCCAACAGCCTCTTTAAGATTCATCAATAAAGTTTCTAGCTCGTTTACGTCACTTAAACAGATCATATCTGCCGCATCAGCGAAAATCGCCCTGCCCTTGTAACCCATAAGCCAAGGGACAAGGAATCTGCTTGTCGTGAACTGGTTCGTGCCTTGCTTCATCTTTTGGTAGTTAAGAGGCACAAAAGCCACCGGAATGGTTGCTCTACGCAACACGGACGACACGAAAATGTGTGTCCCGATTTCCTCTCGACTGTCATATCCACAAAATATGGTCAGCATTTCCTAAATTCCCAAATTCCTAATTTCAAAAGCCTTGAGTGCAGTCTCACGGCTACAGTTGTACACCTTTACGCCCTCTTGCTCAAGATCAGCCGCAAGTTGCACAAAATTCCTGCACCAGCGCTGCATAATCTCGTCATTGGGGCCTTGGTGATTCTTGTGATACGGATGATCGCCAAAGAAATGCGTCTTGCCTTGCTTGCGCTTCATGTCGAACCCGAGCAGGATAATCGACGTTGCGCCGAGTAAGTATGCAAGATTAATAGCTTGATAGCCTGAGTTATTGCCAAAGTGTATCTTTTTGCGCCCGAGACCGGGCATCGACTGCCCTTCCCATAAGTTGATGCCGTACTTTTTGGCGCTCTTGACCGATTGCGTCCATAACTCGCCAGCGAAATCACGCTTGACTTCGCCATAGTACCGATCCCACCAATGGTCATCACACGCATACATGGCGTGTGCCTCTGGTAGCCATCGCCAAGAATCTTTGATTGCTAGGATGCGTCTGTCTTTCTGCGCCGCCCACGCCTGAATACTGTCGCAGTCTCCTCGGGTGAGACTTGGGCCTGTTGCGACGACATAGACGGTTCGTCCCCACCAAGGTCTGTCGCTTCGATCTTGGGGCTTTCTTTGACTTCCGTCTTGGGAGGGTTGACGTATTCAATCAGATCAAGTGCGGCAAGATGCTCGGCAAGGTCTTTGCCAATACGCAGACGCTGCTTACGAGCAACTGCACCGACTTTAGGGTTGTCAAAGTGCGCCCGTGCAATAACGTCAATCAGTTCCATTTTGTTCTTCCTCTTTGCGATTCTCTAGTTGCGAATAGCAAAATGCTAGTCGCTGATCGGAATCTGGAAAGTCCTGGCGGGACTCCGGGTCGCTCATACATCGAGCGATGAAGTCCCGCCAGTTTTCGCCTTGATTAGGCGTAGGCATTGCTTAGAACGAGCCTGAGATGAACGCTGCGGGGCGATACACCGTCAGAGCAAGACGCTCCTCGCACAACAGGGTTGCCATATTCTTCTTGAAGTTGTCGCCATCTTCATAAGAAATCTGGACTGCGGCATCTTGACGATCCCACACTTGGGCGCCCATCGACATCGCGCCAACCAAGAACGTGCCAGAAGCAATGCTGTTGGTAGCGATAACACGCTTGCCCCACAGAACCGGGCTAACCAGACCAGACGGGGTAGCCAGAATGTACTGGTTATCCGTGGCTTTGGTCAACTCGATTGCTTCCCAATCAGCCGGGTTCATGACGATAGTGTCAACCATGTACTCAGACAACTGACCCTGAGTCACAGCACGACGCAGCGTGTCAATCTTGGTGTCGCCAGTCACAGCACGGTTATAAGCCGTGAAGTTGCCGCTGTTCAAGATACCGCTGATGTTGCCAGAAGCACCGTTGCCGTTGAGCAACTGATCTTCTTCTTCGAGCTTCAGACCGTACATGAGACGACCGTTGACGTGCGATTCAAGCTGAGAAGCATCATCAAGCACCTGACGCGAAACGGGAATCCAGTGAGCCAACGTCACAACCGGAGCATTAGCCAACGTGAAGGTGATGTCCGATTTTGGCTTGGTCACGTTTTCACGGGCTGGCGAATCGTACTGAGGACCAGCATTGTTCGTGAACACGTTTTCTTTCGTGAACTCGATCAAGTTCGATGAGGTGAGACCAACGGGCAATACATCACGGATCGTCAACACACGGCTGGGGTTCGTTACGATGCCAGTCAAACGATCCGAAGGAACGAGAGGCTGGTTCTGACCAGTGGCGTTGACGATAGCGGTCTTGATTTCAACGCGAGCAAACTTGCTACGACCTTCAGCCATTGCCTTAAACGAATCCGACTTAACGAGGATTTCGCCAGCCGATTTTTGCTCGGCTTGCTTTTCGCCATCAAAGCCTTCAGCAATGCGACGCTCGATCTCAAGGCACTTCTCGGTAAGAGTAGCGTTTTGATCGTACAGCTTGTCAAGAGCAGCTTTCGTCTCAACAGAAACGCTCTTGGCGACTTGAATTTCGCCATCAGCCTTTTCCATAAACGACTTTAGCTCTTTGTGCTTCTCAAGCAGGGTGCTTTGGACATCAGCCAAAGCCTTGATTTGGGTTGCTAGTTCTACGCTCATGATAATTCCTTAAAAAAGTGAGGAAGTTAATTTCAGCATCGCAATTTGCTTATCAATATCAGCATTTTTTGATGCTTCTTCTGGCATATCGGTTTCCACATCACCCGGATGCGAAAATAAAACCTTGGCGGATTTTGCCGTTTCTCGCGCAAGGCTGTTTGAAAAGCCAGCTACTTCCCGTAGGAACTTTTCAAAATCTCTCACCGTATTGATATTATCCAACGCCGACTTTACGCTTGTCAAATCAATACGAGCATTATCATCAGCAGGGTAAGTCACAATCGAAACTTCAGGCAATTCTTTAATTGATTTAATAATCCGCATCGACTCGCCTTCATTCTCGACAATCTCATAATCGCCGATCATAAATCCAATGGATAATCCATCTACCGTGCCATGCTGCATAGCGGCTTTAATCTTGTCAGCATCAGGATTGCCTTTGGTAAATTCGCCTTCGACGTACAGACCTTTATCGTCCTCGTACATCTTCGTCCATTTGCCAACCGGAATATCCCAAGACTTGTGATTGACGAACATCTTGGGCATTTGCACAAGCCCAACTTCGATTTTCTCAATCACACTCTTATATGCGCCAGCCACGATGGTGTCGTTATATGAGTCTACGCCGCCAAAAACAGAAGCGTACCCACCAAACCCACCGTTAGCGGCAAATTTAAGTTCGATCTCGGAGATATTGATATTTTTGCGTTGGATATTCATTTTGCCACCTCATTGCTCAATGTCTGGCTGAACGGTTAAATCACTTTGCGGCTGATTCATTTGAGTTCCCATCATTTCCAATGGGACTAAATTAGTTTGTGCGGTAAGCGAATCTGCCCCATCCATGGGCGGCAGATTCTCAAGTTGTCGCCATTCGTTTCGCGTCATTAGACCGTTTTGAACCGCTTTTGCACCCGTTTCCAACCGATCTTTAAGCGATCCGCGCAAAATAGCATCCAAACTGAACTCAACGGTGTACCGACGGCGTTGCGCTGGCGTTAATACCCGCTTTTCAAGGGCTTGTTCTAGCGACTCAAGCATCGGGCGCAGACGGAATTTGTAGAAACCTTGGATCAACTGATCAATGCCAGTCCCCCAAGTGGTCGTCTTTTCCGTGTCATTAATCATTGCCGACGGAATACCGAACCATCTGGCAATATCCTCAATCGAGAACTTGCGCGTCTCAAGCAACTGTACGTCTGCGGGTGTCATGGAAAGAGCTTCAAACTTTGCCCCTGCTTCAAGCACCAACAGGTCGTCGTCATTGCCCTCGACAAGCCCTTTGTAGTTCTTTCGGATAGCTGACCGTTGTTCTTCCGTCAGCAATTTATCAATCATAAACACGCCGGGACGCTTGGCTGACTTGCGGAATACGTTAGCCGTATGATTTTGCGCTCCGACAGCCACATTAACCGTCGATCGCATGTAATCAAGCCTCGACATACCGACAATGCCGTTGCCTTTGTCTCGCCAATGAAGCATAGAATCAGGCGAATATATAGCTATTTTGCCTTCGTAGTAGTATTTGTAGACGATGGTTTGGTCGTCTAATACCTCGACTTCGACCTGATCGGCTGATAGCGGGGTCATCGAAATAACTTCACCACTGCCGTTTCGGATTAACCGCGCATAAGCATTGCCACGCAGCAGATAATTCATCACCATGTATTGCCAAAATTCCATTGGCGTGTGGCGATTATTTGGAGTGTCGTGCAATAAAAGCCAAAGCGAATTACCGCGAGCTAGTTTCTTATGCCCTTCAATTCCAGATTCACGCTCATAAACAAACAACGGCAACGAGGCGATATTGTCGGCAAGCAACTCAACTGCCGCCCAAACCGCAGAGACTTGTAACGCTCCGTCAATGCCGTAGTCAGGGGTGGTTTCATATACTTTGGTGAATGGTTCTGTGTACTGGATACCGTCTTGCTGACCAGTAGCGCCAACATTACCGAAAAATCGCCGCAATGTTTGAAAGAATGTTGCCACGGTTTATTCCTTTAGTATTTCACAGCCAGAGGATCGTTTATAAAGCCATCCCAATCGCCCTCGTCAACAATCGTTTCTTTCGCCAAAACACCAAAAGCCATAGCCATAGCAACCAGCCCGTCGATGCGACCCGTGGCTTTGGACTTGTCTAGCTTCCTATTCCCGGCGGCATCTTTGGTTATCACAGCGTTTGCGGCACACATTGTCAAAACGGGATGGCCACCGTGTGCAATGCGTCCGTTTAATAATTCGGATTCCAGCGCATCAATCGCCCCGGACATATCTTTAAAACCCTGCCCGTACTCACTTAATGGCAATTCTACCGCAAGATTGGCTAATTCTTTCCTAAAAATGTCGATTCGCCACCTGTCATACGCAATTGATCGAACATTTAACGATTGAAATATCGCCACCACATCCTGCGCCACAAACTCATAATCAACCGTGTGACCGGGTGTTGTCTGCATATAACCTTGCTTAACCCAAACGTCATACGGCTGTCGATCTCGCTTGGCTCGGTCAAATAATCCTTTTTCTGGTGTCCAAAAGTGCGGCTGAACGTGCCACACGCCATTTATCTTGCCGATAATCACTAGCGCCGTTAAGTCAGTGCGAGCCGACAGGTCAAAGCCAGCCCAAACTGGCGCATCGCCAAAGTCCAACACCTTACCGCAGCAAGACTTCCAAACGTCTCTGGATATAAATGGGCTGACGGTAGAGACACGCTGATTCAAGCAAAGGTTACGGAATGTGTTTTCGCTCGATGGCATCCTGACCGCTTGCTTGGCTTGCTCCGCTAGATCATCGTATGAGCGAAAAGTTCCCAAGGCGGGGTTAGCCGCTTTCCAGCCATCCTCATCCAACAGATTAGCATCAGGTGGTGCGGCATAAACGTGGCAAACCGTCTTTGGGTCATCAGAATTGACCGCATCGTCAATCCATTGGCTAAACAAATCAGCGTCATCAGCCGATTGCGTACTGATCGCCACCAGTAACGGGCTTTCGTGCGCCCCCTGTGCGGTAGTGATTGCGTCAATAAAGTCGTCCTGTGAACCACGGACTTGCCCGACTTCATCGAGGATGGCCACGATAGGGGATAACCCGTGGGCTGTTTTAGCCTCGGCGGACAGCGCTTTGTACTCAACATTCAACGGCAAGCCGATTAATTTCTTGCCAGACGGAACGATTCGCACGATTTCCGACAGCTTGGGCGACAGCATCACCATCTTGGCCGCATAATTAAAAACCTGTGCCGCCTGATCCCGTGAACGTGCGCCAGAAATAATCTGACTATTTAATTGCGCCTCCGGCCCGACTAAATGCGCCAGCACAATACCAGCAATTAAACCTGTCTTACCGTTTTTGCGTGCGATAGATAATATCGCCCTGCGGGTTTTATTTGGATTATCGTAAATATCCAGAATAAATTTCTTTTGGAAGTCGGCCAATATAATCGGTTGCCCGACCATTTTTCCTTCAGGCACACGACAAAATCCCTCAATGAACGCAATAATACGCTCACCCTTGGTCATTTGTTGCGGAGATTTCTTTGAAGGTTTTGCCATTTGATTCTAGTTTAGCCTCTTTGCCTGTAAAGTCTTGCCAGCGTTTTACTATTACGTCACAGTACTCTGGCATGAGTTCCATCGTAAAACAATCAATCTGTTTTTTTTCGCAAGCCAATAAATTAAATCCAGAGCCGCCAAACAAGTCTAAAACGCTTTTTACATCTTTGTAGTAATCAATAACCCACTCTGCCAATGCTACTGGCTTTTGTGTTGCATGAACCCGTTTTTGCCCTCTCTCAGAATCCTTAATCATCCCTTTCCATACATGACGAAAGATTCTTATGCTTGCCCACTTTGATTGAACCCATGCAAGCTCACAATCAGATTGTGTGTCTTTGTATTTATCTTCAACTCGCTTATCCCAAACA